TAGAGGAGAGTTATTAATGAAACATGTTGTTGTAACATCAGGGGGAGCTTGTGAAAAATGTGGTCATCATCAGGAAAACCATTATCATAGAGAAGGGTGTGATTTATGTGATTGTGCCAGTCGTGGTAAAAGATCTATTACATAGGTTTATATTAAGTTAATAAGTCTTACTGTCCATGTTGACATTGGATCAGATTAAGGAGAAAGTATATTTTGAATTTAGAAGGGCACAGACAGATGCCATGCATACAGAAAGGTTAGGTAGAATTCATGTTTCAGATCTTATCAAACCATGTATGAAAAACGTTATTTATAAAAAATTACTACCAGATACAGGAATGGATACTGAAGATATGCGTAGCCTTTACTTTGGTCAGGCTGTTCATAATGCCTCTATGGTTGCTACAGAAGATAAATATCATGAAATATTCTTGGCTTATGACTATGCTAGGGACGAACCACTGACATATGATCAGGCTAAGGCAATACCAGAAAATGATCCAAAGCACCTAGATATAATATATGGGTCTATTGACGACTTGGTGAAAGTAAATGGTGAATGGGTCATTACAGATAAGAAAACAACAGGGTCAATAGACTATTTTGCAGGTAGGTATGGTAAAGCAAGTGAGTCTCACGTAGATCAAATTAACAGGTATCGAGTTTTGTTACAAAAATGTTATGATATTGACGCAAAACATGGAGCAGTCATCTATATTTCCAACAATGTGACTAGGGAAAAGATAGACAAACCTACAGTACATTCGTTTAAGTTAAAGCCTATAGATGAAACTTTAAAGGATATGATAATAAAGGCAAAAATCATAAAGGAATCCTTAGAAGAGACCAAGTTGCCTGAAAGAACAAAGTGTTATCTTTGTGATGGTATGTGTCCATACGCTAGTAGATGTTTTAGTGAGGATGAATTTCAACTTGATAGATGAAGCTAGAATAAGAGATATGGTGTTATTTCAGAAAGAGAAGATAATACATGAGGAAGTAGACCCAGTAGAATTTCATGTACCTGAGAAATTTGTCAATATGGATGACTGTGAAAGGCGTGGGATTATAAGGGCATTGACATGGGTAGTAACAGCAGATGATGAAGATCTGCGTTGAAGATATATTTTAATACGAATAACAAAGCCACCAGAGAGGCATTAATTCAATGTGGTGTTAAGAATGTCATGCTATCATTCAGGCATTCATACGCAAACATAGTCAGATTCAGGGATAAGTTTGATTCCATTTTCGTAGTGGCTGGAACTAAGACAAAGGCTGATGATTATTATGCGTATTTACGAACAAAAAAAGAATATTATGACCTAGCCACACAATACGATGTAAGATATGATATGGATGCTACAATAAAATACTTGGAAAGAGAGAGAAAAGAAGGTATAGATTGGACTGTCCCTGTATTACAAAAAAACTATCTGGTACACCTAAGTAAGATTATACCAGAATCAGGCACTTTAATAGGTCTAGGTGAAATACATGGGTATGATGAGACGGAAGATCAGATTAGAAAGCTTCCTAGAAATCTAAAATATCATGGTCTAGCCAAGGGTAAGTTTATCATGAATAGAATATTTGAAAGTATAGATACGAGTGCTTGGATCTCTGCTGCAATGTCAAAAAAGACAGAGGTGTGGAGTGCAAATACCACCTATTCTATGTACTTTGGAGAGAAGGGTAAGGCAATGAAACCCATGCTTAACCATGCTCTGGAAGTATATAAAGAGAATTTGGAAAAGATTGGTATAACAAAGAACTGTATACTAGATAATGAGTATTACAGTCTATTAAAAGCACCTATTGCACTGTTATTCATGCCTATGTGTAAGTCACTTAACTGCTACAAAGAAAACTTTATTAATTAACAATAACCAAATCAAACATGAGTGATGAGCTATTTAAGATTAAACCTATAGGTAGGGGTGGCAAGGTCGTACTTGATAAGAGAAAGACAGTATCACCATTCAACTCTGCCAAGCATTTAAAGTCTGCAAACATACCTGCATATTGTGACCAATGTGTATACAGGTCTATAGAGGCTGGTGGTAATGGAAAATGTCCTAAATATGAGGCTGGTGCAGTATGTGCAATTCGTGAGGATTTTATAAAATTCATTAATGAATTAGATACAAGAAACCCAGAAGACGTAAAGGCAATGCTGGACATGTTAGCAAAACTATCATTCGAGAATGTGTTAATGGCTCTAGCAGAATCAAAATTTGACGGAAACATACCTGACAGGAATACAAAATCTGAGATAAACACCCTGCTAAATGTAGTCAAAACAATCAATGAATTAAACAGCAAGATAGTATTGTCAGAAAAAACAAAGTATGACAGTAAGGGAGATATAGAAAGTATATTTAAACAGATAAAGGCTCAGAGGTCAGACTGATGGAAGACGGATTATTTATATGGTTTCTTTGTGGTTGTTATTTAGTAGGTGGAATAACCATTGGCTGGTTTGGTGGAATCTGGTACAGAAACAGGAAGGGAAAAAGGACAGGAACAGGTCGATGGGATTGGTCGAACAAAAGAAATACAGACGGTGATCATTTTACATGAATGAAGTATATAATATAAGGCACTGCATTTACTGTGGTAAGAGAGGATTCAAAGACTCTGATGAAGTAATACTACATATTAAATCTAAACATATGGTGATTGGCAGTGGGTAAAGTACCAGAATATATAGAAGGGCGTTGTAAAGAATGCCATTGCTATTATGCATTATCATCAAACGTTGCAAAGGATGAAGGGTGTGAGTGTGATTGTCATGGGTAGAGGGTTTTGTTGCCTTGTATGTGGACATTGTGATGACGAAGTAATCGCAGAAATGATGGCGTGTAAGTGTGGGTGTCATGGGTCATCCTAACAAACAAGTATTAGAAGAACGAAAGAACTTCGTTCAGACTATAGCAGACTGTGCAAGAAAACCAAGTATGTTTAGTGAGATATTTTTAGACCATAAACTATTTCCATATAACAAGAAATATGTAGACTGTCAGGACAGATTCATAGTTTATCGTTCTGGTAGGCAGGTGGGCAAAACCATGTCTACAGCAGTAAAGGCTATACATTTTGCATTCTTTGCACCGTTAATGCTTGATACCATAAAGGATGAATGTACCATAGTAATTGCAGCACCTACACAAAATCAGGCTACAATCATGTTTAACAGAATAAGAGATATGATATTAAAGAATGAGTTTCTTGCTGGATTCGTAACAAGAAATACACAGACGGAACTGTGGGTCAGATTCCTAGACAACACAGGACAGGCTAAGATAATCACAAGGGCTACAGGTGAGACTGGTGTGAGTTTAAGAGGTTACTCACCTCACTGTATAATAGCAGACGAATGCTCCTTCATCAAGACTGATATTCTAAGGGCTTTCCTGCCTTCAGGTATGGCTACAAAGGCTAGGGTATGGCTGACATCAACACCATTCAGTAAGTCTGGATACTTCTATGAAGCATGTCAGAATGCAAAGCCAAAAAGTCCAGAGGGAATGTGGACAGAATTTCATGTAAAGTCTACAGACAACCCACTAGTTCAGGAAGATCCTATATTCGTAGAAGAGATTAGGAAACTTACCAAAGAGGAATATGTGCAAGAAGTCGAGGGTGAATTCCTAGATATAGGTGACGCCTTAATACCTAACAGTTTGATAATGGAAGCAATATCAGATGCTAGACCAAAAGGCAGAGTATCATATTACATGGGTGTGGACGTAGCTAGAACAGGAAGAGATGAAACAGTATACACAATCACAGCAATAGACGAAAATGACGTATGCTTTGTCGAAGAAGTGGTAGCAGAGAGCCAGTCTAACGTGGTAGATGTGGCTGGTAGGGTAGGGGATTTCACCAGTAAATACAATGTAGAGACTATATTCATAGATGAGACAGGTCTTGGTGGAGGTCTCATGGATCTTTGTAGAAGTCGTGGCTTACCATGTAGGGGTGTAATATTCACACTGCAGGAGAAGGCAGATATGTATAGAAATTTAAGATTATTGTTTGAAAATCACAGGATAAAAATTAGGGAAGTTGGCAAACTGGTATATCAGCTCTCCTATTTACGAAGGGAATATACTGAAACAGGCATAATGAAGATCAAATCTGACGAACATGACGACTACGCAGACAGTCTGGTACTAGCCTGTAGGTCAGCATCCAAAGGAAATGAGTGGCATGTGATGGAAATGGGAAAAGCTTTGAAAGAAGCACTGTTTGGCTAATCTTTAAATATATATAGGAGATATTAAATCATGGCATCAGAATCAAAACCGATGGATATCGAGGAAGAAGTTGAAGAAATTGATCAAGAAATAAAGAAACCTGAAGATGAGGGAAGAGTTCCTAATGCAGAGAGAGAGTTAAACTATCAGAGAAAGCCAAGTACTGAAGATTTGAAAGCACCAGACGTGTTCTCTACTTATCGTAAAGAAACATTACCAATTTATAGGGCAGTAACCCTTGACACACCAACAGGTATGCCAAGCCCAGT